GTTGTCGCCCAGGCTATTGATTGCGAGAGTCATTTGTCACTCCTGAAAATAAAAAACCCGCACAAGGCGGGCATTTAGGGAAACAGCCTGGGGGCTGTTACGCTTTTTCGCCGCGAGCTTTGGCAGCTGCAGCGATTACTGCTTTGGCGGTTGCTTGAGCGGCGACAAGGGGGTCAGCCATGTTCGGCATTTCTGCACCACCAGCACCGGGATTGGGAACAGAAACGGCAGCCATACGCTGGCCAAGGCCTGCACGGCTGCCAGTCTCCATATCGTCCTTGGAAGCATCCAGAGACAGGATTGCCACCCTGGCTGTCATTTGTGAATCAAAGGCCAAAACCGCCGCTTGGCGAACACAGCCATTCTTGATGCCATGGGCGATGATCTTGGCGCAGCGAGCACGTTCTGAAGCACGGGCAGCTTTTTCTTTTTCGTCCTCGCCTTCCATGTCGGTCTCTGGGTCATCCCCTTCCCCCTTCTTGGCCTTGGACTCTTCTTCCGTGTCTTTTTCTTCCATGCGCTTGGCGTAGTCCTCATCGGACTCGTCATCGCGCTGCTTGCGATCAGGATCCGATTCGGCTTTTTTGGTCCATTCGGCGCGCTTGGATTCTTGATCTTCGCGATCTTTCTTTTCTTTGTCGGTTTCCGATTCGGCACGAATGCCAAGCAAGTGCGCGAAGGGCACTGTTGCCAGTTTTTTTACAATACTCATGAGGATTCTCCGGTAGAGAGGATTAACCCAGCATTTCCAGCAGGGCAAGAAAAGCGGCATCAGGGGCCATAACCGCATCGGCCAGGCCCTTTTCGACGCCTTGTTCGCCCAGGAATGTGGCCGCCTGGGTATCCCGAACCTTTGCAGGGTCGAGGGATCGGTTGCGGGCGACGGTGTTCACGAACAATTCGCCCATGTTGTCAATGTCGGACTGAAATCTCGCAAGCGCCTCAGGGGCCAGCGGCAATTCCGCAGCGCCATCGGCCTTGCGATCACCATAGGTAATGAATGTCACCGTCAACCCAGCACTATCCATCGCCTTAGACCAATCAACGTGCATGGCAATCACCCCCACTGACCCTGTGCCCCCAGTACGGGGGACGAAGATCTTGTCCGCTGCGGAAGCGATGGCATAAGCCGCGGAAAAAGCGGACTCATCCAGAATGGCCCAGATCGGCTTGACGCCTCGGGCCTCATAAATCGTGTCTACCAGGTCGAAACACCCGGCCACTTCCCCCCCAGGGGAATCAATGTCCAGCACGATAGCCTTCACTTCGGGGTCAGACAGTGCAGACAGGAAGTTTTGACGAACGCCGTCATACCCCGTCATACCAGAATAAGGCTTCAGGGTTCCAAGTTTCTGCACCAGCGTCCCCGAAACCTGGACCACGGCGACGCCGGCCACCAGGTCATACCCCACGCGCGGATTGTTCCCCGCCGAGCGGAAATCCTCATAGCCGTCGTCAAAGGCCATCGGTTCAATGGCGCGACCGTCCAGTCGTGCGATTTGGCCGATCCCCAAACGATCTGACAAAGAAGTCATAATCACCGCCGCTTTCGCCTGGTGAATGGCAAGCGGCGTATTGAAAAGCCGCTGTGCGAGATTTGCGAAACGCATTAAATAGCCTCCGGTGCCTTGATAACTTCTGTTGCGGTCTGCATCGCCGCCCACGTGGGCGGATTCAACCCACGCTCCTTGAAGGCCTCGATTTCGCGCTTGCGCTGATCCAACACCTCTTCCCAGTCGAGCCCCACGTTTTCTGCGCATTCGTCTTCCAGGGTGGAAAGTCCGGCGTCCATGCCCAATACTGAGCCCTGCTTTTCCTTAACGGGATCAATCCATCCCCTGCCGGGCCCCATCCATTTGGCTGCGCTATAGGCAGTCCGATATTCCATGAAAGGCGGCGCACCGTTAGGAAGCGGCAAATTGTCCACCTCGAATTGCTCTTCGAGATGTGCGCTCCAGATTGGTTGCCCAAAACCGTGACCAAAATCAACTCGTCGGCGATTCAGGGTCTTCCAGGCCTCCAGCAGCGCGCCCCGGGCGCTGGAATAGTTAACATCTCCCCAGTTATTGGAGATTTGCTGCGCCGATAGCCCCGTTCCAGCGGCCACATTTCGCAGCATCGCGGCCTCAAAATCTCCGAAATTGGAAGTGGGGCGCTCCGCAGTTACAGTGTTGATCTTCTCACCCGGATAAAGAATCGGCATCCGGGCATCCCCGAGTTTGATCTTGCGCTCGTTGTGAAACTCGGCGCGCCCCTGTTGATAGGCGTTCAATTCTGCCTGATCACCCAGGGCCTGTTCCACGAACTGGGCATCGAACGGGCTTTCGACGTAAGCCCCGAAAATCGCGTTTATGATGGCAGCATCCAACTCGGTGCCGTCATACTTCACGAGCATCTTGAGACGCTGCAGCACTGGCGTCAGAATTCCGGCGCCCCCGCGATGCTGCGCGGCGCGGTCGTGATCAAAGTCATGCACGATGATCGGACGCCCCCACGATGTTTCGCGGGGGATTTTGTCCCAATGCACGGCTTGCGCTGCAGAAAACCAATCACCCTGGTGGGCGCGCCGGATCCAATACGCAGTAGCAGCTCCGTAAGCGTCCACTTCCACACCACCACGCATGGTCATCTGATCAAATTGCAACTGGGGATTGCTTAACCGATCTGGATCGATCACTTGAATGGTTGTCGCATAGCGCGCGCGGCCCGAGCCAGTACGCTCAGGCAGCCACAACAGCATGGCCAAGGCATCTCCATCGATCAGCTTATGACGGAACGCCAATCGCATGATCTGCGCCACGGTGAGATTGCGCTGAGCATCACAGTAACGCCCAACATCATTCGACCAAGTACGCCAGTTGGCTTCCACGGCACGGCCAAATTCATCGGCCCATTTCGCATCGAATGCTTTGATCCCGGTAGCCGTCGCCAGTGCCCGGTAATCCGGCTTGGAGATCGGACGGAAATTGGCGCCAATGGCATTGTCAAGTGTACGGGTGACCGCACCCGAAGCCCAGCCATCATTGCGAACCAGGTCCCGTACCCGCGACACAATGCGGTCGCGGTACATGTTAAGTTCGCCGTCCGGGCTCCACAGGTAAGGGCGCCAATCGGCCATGGCAGAGCCGTAAATGTCGGCAGCATCGTAAGGCGCGCGCCCTCCTGATGCCAACATTGAGGCCTTACGGGGAGCAACGGGTCTTCCGTCTGCCCCCAAAATTTGCACAGGGTTTTCCATCAGAAGATGAACCGGAGAGGACGACGCCCATGCTGGACAATGCCCAACTGCAGCTGAAGCGTCCGGATCAAGGCAGCAAGCGCCCCAAGATTTGCGCGCGTGTACGTCACCGACCGGCTGCCCTCTCCCTGCGTGTAGCTGTAGCTCTCCCCTTTCGCTCCGGTGGACAGGTCAATGTAGGCCTGCTGCGCATTGTTAAGGTCGGTTTGCAATTGCGCATTGGAACGGCCGGCCAGCAAACTTTTTGATGGATCGAACATGGCTCTCTCTCACGCCAACTTGCTGGCGATGGACTTGCTTTTATTCGGTTGACTTGCCGGAGCCGGCTTTTCCTCACCGGCAACCTGTGCAGACGTCTGCACGGAAGCAAACAGCTCAGACTGGGGAGGGTTAACCTTCAGACGCTCGCGCGCCCAATCGTTTTCCCGCCATTTGTGCAACCCCAGCCGATGCGCCGCTGCCAGGTTGTACACACTCAAATCCAGCGCTTCGTTGCGATCTGCCTTGGATTTGACCCATTCGGTACGCTGATGGCCCTTCACGTACTTGATCAGACGGCGCTCGCTGCAGAGCTGCGCATAGAAGTCTTCTGGCAGATCCTGCGAAAAATGGACCCCACCGGGCCCGTGAGGGATCTTCCAGCGGCTGTGCAGCCAATCCTTTGCCGTATCGGTACCAACCATCCAAAGCTCGGCGCCACCTTTCTCAATCTTGCCGCGGCGGTTGATGTCCACTTTGCTGGGCTGACCGGCCACAACTGGTCGCCCGGGCTTGCTGGCCCCCTTCACGGCAAAAACCATGCGGTATTTACGCCGGCGCGTGAATTCGTAGACCTCCTGGGTATGGTGGCCCCCGGAATCGATGGCCGTGGCCCGAATGGTCATGTTGAGCCCATTGGATCGCCGCAGCGGAGTCTTCAGGATCTCGTCCAGGGCCTCCCAGGTTGCATCGAGCGCAGGATCGCCGTGGATGACTTGGTAATCGATCATCCAGCGTTCCATCCCCTCGCCCCAGCCCATGATCTTCAGCTCGAGACGTCCATCCTGAGTATCGACTGCAGCAGTGAGCATCAGAACGTCATCCGGCACGCTGCGCAAGGGGTATGGCTCAGCCCGGCCTTTCAGTTCTTCCGGTTGGGTACGCTCCTTGATGTTGTCCCAGCAACGGGCCAGACGGGTGTTGTAAAACACCTGCATGGGCTCGGGGTCGCCTTTTTCGTCGGCCGCCTTGGCTTTGGCATACTGCTTGGCCAAGGAGACCCATGAAACCCATCCCAGCGGCGCGTATAGCGCCGACAGGTTGAACCCAACCGTCTCCCCATCGCCCTGAGCAGTTCCGCGCCATTCGCCGGCGGCCAGCATCTCGGTCTTGGTGCTTTCCTCGATATGCGCCCCGCATGCGGCGCAAACGTAAGTAGCAATGCTGAAATCTTCAGCCCACCAGAGGTTTTCCCACTCCAGCGTCTGGAACTCCCCGCAGTGTGGGCACGGCACGTAATACAGCCGCCGGTCGCTTTGGCCATATAGCGTAGCAATCCGGCTGGCACCCTCGATGGTGGGAGAGCTGGTGTAGTAGATTTTGGCGTTGCGACCGAAGGTGCTGGTGCGCGTCTCGGCCAGCTCTACAGGATCCCCTTCCTGGTCAACCGAGACTTCCCACCGGTCAACCTCGTCACCATAGACGTAACGGGCAGGAATTTCGGCCAGGTTAGCCGCAGATCCGGCCGTCGTGATGTACAGGGTTCCGCCGATGAATTCTTTGGTATCGATCGTGTTGCGACTGTCCCTGGACCGCACGGGAGCCACGCGCTCTCGCAGCGGTGTAACCTCATCAATCGTTTTACCGATCCGGCCAGAAACCCGCTTTGCGAGGCCCAGGCTGGGCAGCAGTACCAGCATGTTCCCCGGCGCCTGGTGAATCGAGGCTGACAGCCAATTGATCCCTACCTGGGTTTTCAACAGCTGAGATGCCACCATGGCCACCACCCGCTTGGCCGGGTGCATGGGCGACAAACACCGCATGACCTCCCGTGCGAAAGGCGTCCGGGCTGTCCGATATTTCCCCGGCTCGGCACCATTCCCCCGCGGGATCCGCATGTACTCATCGGACCACTCATCAATCCAGAGATCTGGGTCCGGTTCAATTCCTTTCTGGAAGCTGGCCAGATAGGCTATGCCACCATCCGCGACCGTACCCATCAGTGCGATTGCTCAGATGCCCGGATCAGATCGTCAGCTGTCATCTTCACCGCATCGGCGAATACTTGCCGCAATGCGTCGCGCAGCTTGATTTCGATCTGAAAGGAATCTGTCATGGTGGCAAAAACAGGCGCCAGCTGCGTCGGTAACCCGAGCATGGCATCGCGCAGCGTGCGCCCGGCAGCGAACGCCATGGCTTCCACACGTTGTCGCTCCACCAGCTCCCCGCGCTTCTTGGCCAGCTCAAGCTCGGCCAGCTCCGCGAGCGCACCTTCTCGCCTGGTCTTGTTGCCCCAATACTTCGGATCAGTGCCGGCCGAGGCCGGTTCATCATCGCCAGGTGCGTCAGGTTTCACATGCGCGCCGACATGCTTCTCAACGCGCCCGGCCTGGTGATGTTGCCGAATGGCCTCCTTGCCTGGATCCTCTGTGCGCCGGAGCATGGCCAAAGTCGCATCGACATTGACCAGTTTTTTGTTTTCACATAACACCAGGCGCCCTTGCTGCCCGAGCTTGGTGACGTAGCTGGGACTCCAGCCCTGTTCAGCCGCGAACTTCGACTTGCTCAGGAATCTGATTTCACCATCCATTTCACTATTTCACCTGTTGGGAGAGATTTCACTTACCCAGAAATTCACCCGCTAGAAAACAAAAGCGGCGCGCAATGCCC